CTATGATTTCCCAATCACTTCCTGAATTTTGAGTTTGAGATGGATTATTTTCTACTATTTCCCAATCGCTCATTATTGCGCCGCCCTTAATGCCGCTTCAGCTCGTGGAACTAGTTTGGTTTCTCCTGTCTTTTTATTTCTAATCGTTACCATGTCTTGAGCACCCTGTGATAAATCTGGTCCTACAGGTTGCCCAGCAAATTCAGTTCCACCAGACATTCCTAATGAACCGGCTTGTGGTGTTTTTTCTGCTAACTTACGGAACAGGTCAGGATTAGGGATAATTTCGTAGCCTTCTTTTAATCCTTGCCTTAAAGAATTTGCATAAGCGGGTGCGCCTGACGCTTTTTTTTCTAAATTATTTAAAACAAATAAATTTGCTGCATCTGTATTTCGTTCGCTTGGCTTAATTGATTTAAGTAAATCTTGGCGCGCGTCTGTGAATTTCTGCCCCCCACTACCGAAACTTTCTCCACCTGTAACTATTAAATCACCAGCAAGTTTTCCAAACTTATCAAGAGCTGTTTTGTCTTTTTCATTAATCCCAAAATTCTTTTTGATATATTCAATTGTTCCTGAATCATTAGGGTTTTCTAGTATTAAAGAATAACTTTTCCAAAGATTTGGATTTTCTTCAATTACTGATTTTAATTCTTGAATAATAGGTAAAGTTTCTGCTTGAGATTGAGCTATTCTTAAGTTGCTTCTCATGTTTTTCATTGCTTCATTCTGGGCAGACTTAGGCATCGTATCGAATCTTCTTCCTCTAACTTCTGGTGGAACACCTTCTGATTCATTGATAGAAGTCTCCTGGTTATCGTATATTCCGTATTCTCTTTTCATTGCGTTTTGAAATTCTGGTGTATTTTGTCCATAGATAGACATTAAGTCACGCTGAGTGGTAGACAGAGGGTTCCTATAATGTTCTGCTTGAGCGCCCATTAAATTTAATTTAGCTTCTTTCTCTCTTTCCAGAAAAGCATTAGCTATTCTTTTAGCTTCCAAATCATGCTTAGCCATTTCTCTTTCATTTTTCATTTGGATAGGTTTGTTATAAGCATCTTGCAAATTTGGTAAGAAATTCTCTATTGCAGAATAGTCATTTTGAACAAAGTTATTCTTTTGAAGAGGAGCTCTTAAGAAGTCTGGTAAGTTTAATGGCATTTTATTAGCCTCCAAATCCTGTAAAGCCTACGCCGTTAGCCATGTTGCCGGCAGCGCCGCCACCTAATGTCGCTAGGGTCCTAAATAGAGTATTGCGTCTATTATTTTTAGCTTGACGTTGCGAGTTATACGCGTCAACTGCGTTTTGATTTTGTTGCGCCTGACCTTGGAAAGCCATACCAGCTTGAGCGCCTAAAGCATTTCCTAGATAATCCGCTAGGTTGCCTGAAGCCTGAAAGCCTCGTCCAATTCTGTTTTCTTGACCTTGCAATCCGCCTTGTTGAATGCCAAGGATGTTTTGTAAAAACTGCTCCATATCTTGACCCAATATTCCACTTACGGAATTTGCTTGTTGCTCTTGGTCATATTGAGTACCTCTAAAACCTCCTGCGGCGGCATCATTAGCCATACCTTGACGTAATCTATTTTCCTTAAATCTATAGCCTTCCGAAGGATTGTAGTTTCTCATAATAGAGTTTAAGAATTCGTTAGGGTCTTGAGTCATTTGATTGTAGACAGGATTGGCAACCCCTGACGCTTGTTGGCCTTCGTTTACAAATGGCTGGTAGTACTGACGCCCGATGCCTGGAATTTGATTTAAATATTGCATGCCAGCATTAGCAGGGTTTTGACCCATAGGAGCACCGCCGCCTCCGCCGCCACCAAACATTCTTCCTATTTTACTAAAAAAACTCATTTGTAACTCCTATGGGTAAGCCGCAGTCGTAAATTGTCTTAGAGCGCCGGCAATCTTGCCTACAAATACGGGCGGAACATGGTCAGATATGTACCATATGGTGCCATCTGGCATACCTAACGCTACGGTTGTGACTGTACCGTCTGGCAAAATAAAAGTGGCGGCAGTCAATTGAGCGTTCGTTAGTGATGGTATCGTAAAGCCATTGTCGCTAACGCCATCTCTCAAAGTTTGATTTAATTCTTCGTGATAGTTCTCTTGGCTTTCAGATTTGACGTAAGTTGGTAAATTCATTAATAAATCTCCATTACGCCATTGTTGACCACAAACCTATCCATTCCCCAGAATCTAAACTTTAGCGTAATACAATTGCATGCTCCTAGCTTATTCCAGTTTAGAATATTTTTCCTGAAACCGATAGGATTTAATCCTCTTCCTACTGTTGCGCTCCAAGTTATTCCGCTGTCTTGAGATATTGTTAAGTCAACTCTAGGCTGATAAGGTAGCGTGTAATGGTCTGCGCCAAACCATGAGTTCTCATCAACTACATCGTCGCCCCATTCAGTAATGATGTCAGTTTCTGGCGGAGTAAAAAAGCTCTCTGTGATTATATTATTGATACCACCTAGTGACAATGTTGACACTCTTGGGTCATTACCTTGTTCAATAGTAACCGCCAAATAATTGACGATAAATTTATCGCTGTCTTTCTGTTGTATATTCTCGCATATCCTAATTCGTTGCATGTCAAAAACTAGTAATGGGTCATATCCAAGCGATATCGGCGTTGGCGGTATGTTTTCATCGATGACCGTTATATCTGAGCTAAATTCATATAAGGAGCAATTATTCAATGAAAGCATATATATTTTTTGATTTAAATAGGCATAATCTCTGGCTGGATGATAATTTAAATGCTCGTCGGATAAATGGAAGAACTTTTTAGTATTAAAATCGAATACTAAAGTCAAGTTATCTAAAGCATTATAGAATGTTAATTGATAAAATAAATGACCATCGACTCGAGTAAACATAGCGGTTGACTGTTCTGGAAACCTTATTGTTCCCATAACGTAGTCAATACCATCTGAAGATAATGGCTGTGCGCCTTGTCCAGAATATACCATTATGACTGGGCCATTACTTTCGTTGACAGCCAACCAAACGATATATTGGTCCGCCGAATCAATTGTTTCAACACTTAAGCATCCATAATCGACACTTATTGTATTTACGCGTCTGTAATTCTGTAAGCCACCTATTTGCGTGTGAACTTCACATACTGCCGTTCCGAAAACAAGAACGTTAGCAGATTGTCCGGGTATGCGAACAACCGCTATGGCATAGTCAGGTTTTGTTTGTAATGCTAGATTTGGTAATGTTATTGCAATAGTAGTAAGTGTAGCAAAAGAATAAGCAAACCAGGCCGCGCCATTACCAGCCCTATCACCATTTCCAAACAAAAAGAAAGTGTTATGATAGGTAACATAGTTAGGTATTAACCCTACGCCTAAAACTTGAACCGTTAAGTTAGGAGGTAATGAATGATTATAAATATAAGCGTTAATTCCATCTACTATGCATATCTGATTGTTTAGGTTTTCATCGATAAATACTTCCCCAATGTCAGAGGCAAGGTTTCCTATGAGAATTGGCCCTAAAACTATATCTATGCGATAAACGGCACTATTTACAACAACCAGTATAAAATCTCCGCGAATACTTCTAAATATTCCGCGGCCTTCACCAGCCGGTAATAGCTGATATACTCTTTTATATCCAGGAAAATTAACAAGCCAAGCCTCCGGGTTTTCCCCTTCCGCGGTTGATATAAACATATTGTATGTTTTTTCGGACGAAATTTTATTATATCTTCCGAAAGTTGAGCTGCCGACCAGATTGACGGGTATTTGTTGCGCGCCAGTGGTATTAATTGTCACGGATGTCCACCCCTTACCATCATGGAGGAGCCCAGCCTCTTCCGATATTGACCTGGGCGTAGTTAATTGCCATATTGTTTGATGATAAAGTAGAAACAATCGTATTGCGTAAATCAATCTTTTGTGAACGCTTACTTATCATCTGTTCATACTTTAAAAGCTGTTTATCGACGCCAGGCGGGATTACATAATCGAATTCATTGCATAATCGAACAGCTAAAGCGTATTTAAGATAATTAATATAAAATCTATCAAGCTCCATCGGAAAGAATGTTTGACTTGAATATCCATTCAATGTGCTAAATTGTGAAAATGTTATTG